GGATTTTAAAGATGTAGAACATCTACTACTACGCTATGAAATTATAGCGTTGGGAGGCGCGTTACTGATAGTGCTTCCCGTATTAAATACGTTAGATTATATCAGTGTAGATTCCAATTTCTTTTGGATATTGTGTGGCTTAGTTATGCTGACAGAAGGAATGGTAGAAATAAAACATGAAAAAAAGCGAAAGCGAATAATGGAGGAAAATAAAAATGAAAGAAAATGAAATAAATGAAATGATAGCGAAAACGGCATCTGCAATCGGGTTAACCGAAGCAGAAGCACTGGTGAAGTTTGGTGACATATGTCAGAAGAACAACATTAGTGTAGTAGAGGAAGGCATGTTGTGTCTTAATTTGTGGAAAGAGTTCTACAATAGTGCATTAAGAGCACAAAAGAACAGCATGAATACAACTGCAACAGCAAGCAGTGGTGGATTCTACAAACAAGCATTTGGTTTCTTTGCTTCCCTAGATGAAGCAAGAGATATGTTAGCACGAAAGAATGAAACAGTAGTTTCTGATTATAGAAGAGATAAAGATACATCTTTTTCTACTGGTCAAGTAGCGGTGTTTACAGAACTTGAAGGTAAATATGAAGGAAGAATGATGAGAGATGGTGAAGAGTTAGTTAAGTTAATGGCTAAACTTCCTGTTAACCATACCGATATGGAAGATGGAACATACATCACTCCCCTCGATACAAATGATGCTGATTGGAATAAAGCAAGATACGGCAAACCACTGGCTGTTTCAGAATGGAGACGCTCAGGTGTATTCATTGGTGAAGTAGAAGGTAAGTTTGGTAAGTTCTTCTTTAATTACAAAGGAGAATCTTCGAAAGAGTTCACACCTAAGACCTTTGAGTTTGTACACTTTGATTGTATTCTTAACTCAAACGATGGGACTAAAATACACGGTGGGAAAGCAAAGACACTAGAATCCCTTGTTATGAATAGTTCTCTTGCTGACGATGACTCTCGTAAAGAGGATACATCAGACATAAACATGCAAGATGTTTTAATGGAATACAGTGAGTCTAACTTCTGTCCTATTGTTGACTTAGGTCAAGCACATAGTATGGTAATGGATAAAGAGTACAATGATAGGTTTGTATTTACTGATGGGGATGTTACAACTGTTAACATGAACCAAACTAAGAACGGTAATAGGTACTTCGTATTGGCTGACTTCAACTCAGAGTTTTCTCTAGATGATGACAACCTAACTTGTTGGACACCACCACATATCGGAATTGATTTCGGTATTGGGTCTAAGGTTGTAGTAGTTGGTAGGACTTCCCAAGGTACAGATGATGAAGGTAATTTAAGACCTATCTCATTAAATGTTAACGGAATTTTTGTAACTAAGGCTAGGGGTGGAAATCCTGATGAGATAACCCATATAGAAGATGATTCTGATGGGTTTGATGACTGGATGCCAGTCTGATTACTTAACCGTGTAACCATGCACTAATTGTTGGGCATAGAGGTGCGAAGCCTCTAACTTTTTAAAAGGAGATAAAAATAAATGAAAGGATATTATAATGAATATAGCATAACCAGTTACGCAAACGATGACGAAATAATACACGGTCAATCGTATGCGATAAGAGTAAGTAACATTGATTTTGTTACTTGGAAACCTAACAACGAAATACGAAGTGAGATTTGGATGAAATTACATACTAAATCAGGTAAAGAAATACGAGTTAAGGTAGACATAGATGGATTAAATGAGATACTAGCAACAGTTGGTAATGATTTAGTTCAATTTAAAGAAATAAATAAATCGAGGAATAAAAATGAGTTGGAACAAGGAAAAAGATACAACAATTAAGACGTTTGAAGAAAGAAAGAAAGAAAGACTTGAGATAATTAAGCACAAGTCAAAGATAGCACAGTCATACATGTGTTTAGGTATTTGGGGTGAACCTAAATCCGCTAAATCAGGTATAGCATTAGATATATTAACTGATGAAGACATTGAGAACGGCATGAAAGTATATGTCTTCGATTTTGACAACAGGGCTATTGATGTTAAAAGAAATCACTATGATAATATAGATAATATTATTGTTGACAACCCTATTGTGAGAAAGGGAGATAGTCTAGTTGATTTCGATGCTACTATGATGAACGCAAGAACCTTTTATGAAATGGCTTTAGAGTGTTTAGAAGAAGGTAAACTGAAAGCAGTAATTGTAGATGGTGCAGATAAACTTCTAACCGATGTTTGTGAAACTAAAATGCGAGAAAAGCATGGATTAGATGCTGATACTGTAATGAAAGCAGCACCTTATGTTTGGGGAGATAGAAATACTCCATATAAGAACTTCTTACACAAGCAAATCTTAGAAATGGATTGTCATAGGATTGTGATAGCGCATTCAAAGGATAAGTATGCAGGAAACCCTACACCAATCGGCACTATCGCTAATTGGCATGATTCAACAGAAGACATCTTTACTGCTACAATAAGAACGCAGCGAGACTTAAGAAAAGGTGGTGCGGAATACACAGCACTGTTTGAAGCAAGTGCTAGAAAAGCCGAACTAATCGGAACAAGAAGAAAAGTATTATCAATTAAAGATGGTACTGTAACTTGGACTGGTGTAGTTGAACTAAAAAACGGTGAACTTTAAGGAAGATAATAATATGGTAATGACAATAGAAATAGAAGTAAGTGAGTTCCAAGACTTGATAGAAAGTGTTGCGTTGAAAGGTAAATATAATAGTGGAGACACTACTAAGAATGGTCAGTTGAGTAATTATGCTTGGCTTATCAGTGATGGTGAATATCTTCACGCCTACAATGCTGACACTACAACCATATGTGCTGCAAGAGTTCAGAATGAAGGTATTGCAACTGCTTCTTGGATAGTTGATATTGAGAAGACAGTAAAATATCTTAAAGCGTTTAGTGGTGAAGTAACATTACTTGTTGGGGATTACTTAACAATATCACATGAAACTACTACTGCTAAAGTACCGTTAGTTTCGGAACATCCCCACAATGATTACATTGGTAGGATTGTTACATTTACTAATGATATGAGAAGCGACAACCCTTCTTGGGGTGATGGGCTACCTATCTTTGGTACAACTCAATTTGAAGCAGAGATAATAGTATCAGAAGATGAGTTAAAGAGAGTAAGTTCTGTATGTGATGCAGTTAATATTGCTAGATATAAGTTTGAGTTTAATAGTACTGAAGAACCTGATGATACTTTAGTAATGTCAAGTACTAAAACAATGAATGAAACTATTGACACTAGTGTAGCGTTTACTATTGCAGAAGGCGATAGTGCTACTGTTGAGTTTAATGGACAGTTTGCAAAGTTCTTGAATGGTGCAGTCAGACTGTACCTCAAGGATGATGCCCCTGTTCTTTTCGTAACAACAAACAGACTGCTGTTGAAAGCACCATATCTCAGCAGGTGAGAAGAGGAATTATAATGATAATATGTAAAACAGAAAATGGAATAGGATTAAGATGGAGGGAAGGAGATGAGATACAAAGTAAGATTGTGTCTCACTCCGACTTTCAACCTTACATGTATGCCGATAACGCACACTCAACCTTACCATTTACTTTCAGTTGTAAAGACCATTTGGGTACATTTAATATTAAAGTAATGTTTGAAAGAACAGAAGAGGTTAACTTGAATGGTGATATGCTTCACAAAGTAACTTGGCAACCTAGACACCCTAAATATGCTAAAGATGTAAGGTTAGTTCTAGAGGCTAGAGGATTGAAAACCTATGAAGGTGACGTTCAACATCATTACAGATATGCGGTTGATGAGATTGAAGAAATACCTGAGCAGAACTTGCGTAGATGGTATTGGGATATGGAATGGCAACAAGGTGGTAAGTATGATGAAGCGATTACATGTAGTGTAATTTATGATAACTATGATGATGAATATCATATTTTTGCTTGGTATCCTGAAGAGGCTAGAGATGTTGTTTTACAAGAGAATGATAATTTTGTTCTTCATAGATATACTAATGAGCATAACATGCTTACTGGATTTTTAGCATATGCAATGGACAAAGAACCTGATATGTTAATATCTTGGTTCGGATGGAAGTTCGATATACCTAAGTTGTTTACTAGAATGGTACATCATGGTATTGACCCAAGACTACTATCTCCTTTTGATGAGATAACTGGTATTGGTTGGAAGAAGAACAAGCCAACTATATGGAAGTCAAGAGTAGAAGGATATTCCCCAGTAACTCAACCAATTAAAGGTATGATTACAGTAGCACTTGATTTAGTGTTTGAGCGACAATGGAATGATGCTCAACGTGGAACATTACCTTCACTCTCTTTAGACTACGTTTCCGAAAGCGTACTTGGTGATGTTAAGTTAGTTAGCGAGAAGTTCCCTGATAAGAATGAGTTCTTTAGAAGAGCATGGTTAGAAGATTCAGATACATATCTAGAATATGCTTTCAAAGACGTTGAATTAATCAAGAGGATTGATGAAGAGAATCATTGTGTTGATGCTGTTCTTTCATTACAGAGACTACTAAAAGCACCATTCGATGCTTGTTTTTATGCAAGTAATATGGGTGGGATATATTTCATGCGTAATGCTTCTTGGAAAGCACCTACGGGAGAGAAAGGTGAGCGTAAAGAATATGAGGGAGCAATGATATACAACCCTCTCAGTGAAGGTACAAACGGACTACATAAGAATGTAGCAGCGTTTGATTTTGCGGGTCTATATCCATCAATGATAATTTCACGGAATATTTCGTGGGAGACAATTTCAGAAGAACCAACAGAGTTTGCAGTCAACATAGCAATACCTAGAGATTTTAGTAAAGTGCAAAGAGAAGAGATGATGTATTTCAAAACAGATAAGTTAGGGTTATTACCTAGAGCAGTTTTGGATTTAAAAGTATTAAGAGACGAGTACAAACATAAGATGAAACAAGCAACAACTAAAGATGAATACTCTAAATGGAACAATAATCAGTTAGCAGTAAAACGGTTATCTGCCAGTTTTTATGGGATTATTGCGTATCAAGGATTTGGTTGGGCTAATGTTGATTTAGCCGCTAGTATTACTGCTAGTGCTAGAGAAGCAATAAGAGCAGCAGCGTTCAAAGTGAGGGATATAAATGCCAATTAAAACAGCAAAGATAAACATTGAGAGTACAAAAACAGATATTGTACCTGAAACAGAAAACACTAATAAATTAATTAGAATGAAGAAAGAGTTCTATGGTGATATATATGTTATACTAAAGTATCTTGCAATAGGTGTGTTTTTCTATGGATTAATATCTCTATTACAGGATGTGAATATAATATGAAAGTGGTTTACGGACATACAGATTCTATCTATGTTAAAATGGAAGATGATAGTATTGAGAAGGCTCAACTAGTATTAGATGAATTAAATAATCACGTTAGAACTATATTTCCTAATGTGCTAGGTTTAGATGAACACCCTGTAACTCTTGAATTTGAAAAGTTCTTCCATACATTAGGTGTAGGTTGTAAGAAGAACAGAAACGCAGGATTAATTTCATGGAAAGATGGTAGTGCTTTAGATGAGTATGAGTTTAGCATGACAGGCTTTACCGCTAAAAGAGTTGCAATAACTCCCTTAGCAAAAAGGATTCAACTTGATGTATTAGATAGATGGGTTAAGGAAGAGACAGAGGAACAGATAACAGAGTATCTACATAAAGAATACTTCGGTGTTCTTAATGGTGACATTGATATTTCAATGTTAGCACAACGTAGTAGGTTTAGAGAAGAACGTTTCAAAGTAAAGTGTTCTAATTGTGCTAAAAATAAATGGTCAACTAACTACCATTTACACGAACTTGCTAATATTGTAGAAGGTAAAAAATATCCTTGTTGTAACAAACCTAGTTTTGTAACACTAAAGGGTAAACGACCTACTATTGGTAGTGGTGTTGAAGGAGTATTATATCATAATACTAAGAACCCTAATAATATGATAGATGATTCATATCTATATGTAAGTATTAAAGATTTGAAAGACACCTATTTTCAACCTCTTAATAGAAATG